ACAATTATTATTATTATTATTTACCCATTTACGGATGGCTAAACAACTTAAATCCCTCTACGGAGGTGACAAATTTAGAAAAGATAAACAAACATATTTCGAAGAAACTACTGTCGGTAATCAACATCGACACGAAGTTTTAGCTACTGAGCGTCGCGAGGGCGAACAAGATATGATCAATCACTTAGTAGAAAACATCAACTTAAGCAATCGTGGTGTTGGAAAAATTTTGGACATTGGGGGCAACGCATTGCGTCACTTCAGAATGAAGCGTACAAATGTGTGGTCTCTAATGCCGGAATTAACACCTTCAGATACTGTTCGCATCAGTCAATGCTTTGATGCACGAGTGCGTAATTTTTGCACTTGTAGATGGGAAGATTGGGATGACAATCTCCGCGGCTGTTGTCAAGCTTCACGTGCGTATTTTGCCGGTCATAGGCCTGCTGGAATAATATTAGTACATTCAATTTATTATTTCACACCGTATGATCTAATGAATATGTGTAGAAGTGTCATATTACGTTGCGGAGTCTTTTCTTTGTCTCATTCTTTTCTCCAACCCAGATACAGACTTGCTACTGGTGAAGCTGTTTACACCAGGTTAAAGAATGGCAATGTTCGTATGTCTGCTGAAGGGAATGGAGTCGCTTATGTTCATAGTGCATGTGACTGGTTGCGAGATACGAATTATTGGTGTAACTACGGTAAAACTGGTGCAGTTGCTTGGTCCGCTATACGGAGATTTGGAACGAATACATTTCCTACAGAAATGTATGGTTTTTCATTATCTTTGCCTGGACTAGTATCACAAGCATCAGCTATTAGTGATCCTTTTCTTGATCCTCATCGATATGGCACTGTCGACTACCGTTGTAAGGTCGGCGAGCATAATTCTCCATTGAATCCCGTTTGGAGTGTCATCCCAAGCGATCTACAAAGATTGCAGAACACCGAGAGTTGGTGGCATTTGGGTTCATTGTTGTTAATAGACGATGGTAATGAAGACGTAGTAACTGTGCCAAAACAAGCTGTGTTGGAAGTTCGACGAAAAATAACCGGCTTCTCTCGTACCATGGATACTTATGCCATGGCTGTGCAAGCTGCAAAAGCTGCATTGGACGCTGAAAATCTTACTCCAGAGGAAAGATCAACCGCAATTCCTTATGTTGCATGTTTAGGGTTTACTTCTGGTATTGGTAATGAAATTGTAGCTAGCGAATTTGTTTTTAATGTCAATAATACCTCATGGTGGCGGAGATTGTTTTCAAATCCTACTCAGATGCAAAGACTTAATGATAACTATGCACGCAGAACATTTGATCGACCTATTTATGAAGATCCTAGATTCATATGGTGGTTTAAAGCGTTCTGCTATATCATGATTAGTTATTTCATTGTTGGTCTTATTGCTGGTGCTAGCGCTATGGAGTATGATTATGATCCGAATATCTCTGATAGCTCCCCTCTGTGGTGGTTTATCTGTTTCTTGTTCTGTGGCTTTGTGAAGTTGGGCATACGACTTTTTGGTGGTGTCGTAGTTTTGCAAAATACCTGTAATAAAGGTAAAGCTCTCTCGCGTTTGGCTAAAGGTGCAAGTATTGATTTAAAAGATAATTCTTTTGATGATATTTGCATGCCTAAGGATTGTATGATCTTAGCCGGACCATATAATGGCCCTCCGCCTTATATGGCACGTAATTGCGTACATAATGAAATTGTCTCCTTACATAATCGTGCTTGTAAGGAACAAATAGACCCTATTCCTGGTCAGTGGGAAGAAACTTTTCGTGTTTTTCAATCCACTTCATTATGGGCATTACTTATGCAACCTGTCCATTGGTTTACTTTCGATGAATGGGTTGCTCGTTTTCCGCCGGCCAAACGAAAGCGTTTAGAGAAAGCTGAAAAAGATTTACAAAACGACGTCACTGGTGAGTTAGGGTTGCGTGACCCTAATAAAACCTTTATCAAAATCGAACATGTCATGAAAGCCCCTTTTGACCCTCGTACAATTCAAGGTACTAGTGATTATTATCAAGTTGCTACCGGACCTGGTGTGTATTCATTATCTAAGCATTTATCCCGATCTTTTCCTCTTGAGAATGAATCCACCCCTATATCTTGTACTTATGCTGCCGGTTTGTCAGCAGAAGATTTAGGTGAGTGGAATCGGCGACAAGAAGATAGAGGGCTACATGTCCCCATCGAAGCAGATGCAAATCGATTTGATGCGGCAGTGGCTGTAGCCGCTCTTAAGGTTGAATTTAAAGCATATGAATACATGCGACTAGCTTTGCTTGTTTTAATATACTTGCGACAACAGTATATTACTGTTGGTTATACCCTACATGGTATTAAATATAAATGTAGAGGAACAAGGAAAAGTGGCACAAATAACACTAGTGTTGGAAATTCGTTATTGAATATAATGCTTTGGGTATATATTCTACTCGTTATACAACAACTTTATCCTATGGTTGGTGTTGTCGCCGCTATTTTGGTTATGGGCGACGACATATTAATTAAGACCAATACAATTGTTGCTAATTATTTATTAGCATTAGCGCC